ATATGCCGCTTGGTGCGCTGTCGAAAAACTACATCCGGAAGTGAACGTGTGGGAAACGGTAACACCGTATTTTGAAAAGAGAAATATTCATTTTTATGTCAATCGCTGCGGCTTTCACATTGTGGAGTTTTTTAACAAATATCATCCAGATCCAAATGATCCGGAAATGTGTGCCGAAGAACTGGACGAGCAGTTCCCGGACGGAATGTTCCGGTTTGAAAAGGTCATTCGGTAACTTCCAGTTTGTAGACCTAAAACAGAATACCGTTCCTTAGCTTTGAGAAGAAATCCTTGGATTAAAATGGGACAACAAAAAAAGACCTGATTTCGCAATAAAATCAAGTCTTTCGCTTGGAGCAGGTAACGGGAGTCGAACCCGCTTATGCAGCTTGGGAAGGTACATTACACAATCTCGAAAAACGCCTATTTTTGGGCACTTTCGGCGGCTCAAATGCACACACTTCCTTCTGTACTTCCTTTTTATTTTTTACTTCCTGCTCTGGTTACCTGAAAGTTATTTGATTTTGCAGCGGCGTTCTGCTTCGTCCCCGCTGCGCTTACTTGATAAGTTATTTAGTTTTGCAGCAGCGTTTAGTGTCGCTTCTGCGCTGCTGTGTGTATAAATACGTGATGTGACACCAATATCGCTGTGACCCATCAGCTCTTTTGCAACGTTGATCGGCACGCCTGCCGCCTGCAAATCGGTACAGTATGTGTGCCGCAAACAATACGGCGTGAAATCTTCCGCCAGCGTTGACGTTACAATTGCATTTCGGTACAAGATTGCACCGTTTCTGATGTCCATGTCGCGCTTGATAGACCGCCACATTGACCGCTGCGCACCATCGCGCATGATTTCTCCCTGCTGCGTGGTCGCGATATAATCAAACGGTTTTAGCTTGTCATAGTATTCCCATGCGTCTAAAAAATTACGCATATCATTCGTGACCGGCACATCTCGCACGCCGCTGGCGGTCTTTGTAGATTTAATCTCTCCGGTGTTCCGGTTAACGGCTTTGCAAACGTGTATCATGTCGCCCGCAAGGTCTGCTTTTTGTATAGCTGCCGCCTCAGACGGTCGCAGACCGCACAACAGCTGCAACATAACCCAGCACCCGCCGCGATGCTTCAACGCCGTAGCGGTCAGCAGAGCGCGTTCTTTTGCTGTAATCGCTCTGCGCCGCCGCTCTTTAGTCAACGCGGGCAATTGCAAAAACTCTGATGGGTCATCAGCAATGATTCTGTTCTTACGCGCCGCACGGAATAGCTGCTGCATTGTCTGCATGATTTTCCTGCCGTATGATTCGCTGCAATGTAAATCATTCAGCGCTGCCTGCAGGTGCACAGAACGCACATCTTTCATGCGCATGCGCCCGACGGCAGGGAGAATGTAATTGTTCAGCATTCCGCGCTTATCACCTGCTTGCTTTTCTTCCAGCCGCGGCTGGATGTATGACGCAAACCACCTATCTGCCCAGCTTGATACAGTTATATCACTGTTTACGATACCGCTGTCAATTTCCTCGATTTTCTTTTTGACTTTCTCGCGCAGTTCTTTCTGTGTCCGCGCGTGGATGTCATAACGCACGCCGTTATGCGTGCCTTGCTTTCGATAAAAACCAACGTGCTTTTTCACTCGCATATCCTCCTATTTACTTTTTTGTGAATTTATAGTAAAATAAAAGGGCTGAATGCAACCTGTCAAAGTTTTCAGCCTATGTCCCGTTCTGGTGCGCCAACACCGGAGCGGGATTTTTATTATCGAAACAAATGCATAATTACACACACGGCAACTGTAATAATCGCGCCAGCGATGGATGTATGAATTATAGTGTCGAAAGATTCCTCCCAATAATAGTCCACATAATAATGAAACACAAGAGCCGGAATCAAACACGCCATAAAGCAAACAGCCGCCAAGCCAACCCCAGCGATACCGAAAGAGATGAGTAAACACACAATTCTACCGATCTTTTCAAGTGCAGAAAGCCCAACTGGCGTTGGTTCAAACAACGATTCTTGAAGTCCTCCAAGCGAGTTGTAACACAACAGGGTTACGATAACTGTATAGACGGCATTCTCGATTTTCTGTTTGATGGCAAACACTTCCTTATTGTCCAAAAAAAATACAATGAAATCACGCCGCAGGCTATATACAATAGCGTCGGAGGTGATTTTATTGTTTACAAAACGCCGTATCAGCTGTTAATTGAAGCCGGCATAACGGAACTTCCGGTGCAGGTAAGCAAAATTTGCAGCCAGTTCGGCTGGGTGTTGGCAAGTTATGACAGCGCGCAAGACATCATATCTGCACTGGATTTATCAAGACTTGCTGCCGACACAGACGGTTTTTGTTTGAAAAATAAAAATTATTACATACTGTATAATCGAAAACTATCTGCACAACGTCAACGTTTTGTTATCGCGCACGAAATTGGTCACATTATGCTTGGGCATGTTGAACGGATGCAGTGCACGACAGCGAATTTTCCGCCCGTGTGGGATTGCGCGCCGGACGAACTGGCGGCGAATCTATATGCCGCGCGGCTGGTCGCTCCTGCGCCGGTTCTGCATGCGCTGCACGCGACAACGCCGGAACGAATCGCAAATGTTTGCGGATTGACTGAGACCGCCGCGGCATTTTGCGCTAACTATTCAGCGTCAGATAATGCGCTGTTAGGCTCGTTTGAGTCATACATCCGGCGGATCTTCCGGCAATAGCGGCGGCAGGTCATCGCGTTCCTCAAAGAACGCCCGCTGACCGTTCGCCGCGGCGACAACGTGCAGTGCCGGCTGCTGATGCTCGTACTCTGCGTTCAATACAGATTCAACAACACCTTTTCCGCGCTCGTCAAGAGCGTGGAATTTTTTTAACAGCTCGATGTCCTCAGAGGAAAGAGCGTTCAATTGACTATCGCAACCGAACGTTTTTGCCTCCGAGCCAGCTGACGCACAATTGATTGCATCGAATTCTTTTGCAGCTGTTCGTTCTTCTATAAGATCGGATTTCTTGATGCCAAAATAGTTCGCCATCATTTCTATTTTATCTATTCGCGGGTATTTTTTTCCGTTATACCAATCGCTGAAAGTAGAATACACAAAACCCAAATCAGAGCACATTTGACGACGTGTAATTTGCCGCTCATCCATAATGTTTCGGAGATTCTTTGAGAAAATTTGCTTGTTTCCTAAATCGCTCATATCGAATCCCTCCTGACATGCAATAGATTTCGTTGGTAAGATTATACGCTACAGGCGTAAAAAAATCAACATCATTCTAAAAAAATTACGCAAAAAGTGTTGACATAACGCTTTAAGCGTGTTAATATAGCTTCAGACGGGAGGTGAGATGCTTGGAAAGGTTAAAAATGACGCTTAAAGCGGCTCGCGTAAATGCGAGCCTTTCACAGGAAGAAGCGTCTGAAAAAATTGGTGTGACAAGACACACTTTAGGAAACTGGGAATGCGGAAAAACGTATCCGAACGCACTTCATATCAAAAGGATTGAAGAAGTTTACGGCGTCCCGTATGACAGAATTATTTTTTTGTTTAGAAATGACGCTTAAAGCGTTATTTCGGAAAACAGAAAGGATGAACATGGACAAAAAAGAAGTTGTTAATGCGATTGCGTGTGCACAAGCAATAAAAGAAGTTTGCCTGAAACGCGACTTAGGGTGCAGAACTTTGTCGTCAAATTGCGCAGGATGCGTCTTTGAAGAAGATCAATCCAATGGTATTTGCGTTCTCCGTGGTCTGCCATGGGGATGGGAATTGCACTTGTGCAGCACCCCTCCGACAATAAAAACGCGGAAAATGGTTCTTCTGGAGCATTTTCCAAACTCCGAGCTCTCTGAATCAGGCGCACCGAAGATTTGCGTGAACGACTTGTTCTGCGGGCTGGTATCCGAATGTGCCGAAGATTGCGCAAGGTGCTGGGACGCACCAGCGCCAGAAGAATATCAAGAGGAGAAAATGGGGTGAAAGCAGTGAAACGTAGAGCCTTGGCTGAGGACATCGCGAGCACATTTAACAGCCGCTTGGTGTCAGTCGCGCAGCTGGTGCGCTATACCGGACAGAGCCGGTCAAGTATTGAGCGTGGCATCTGCGCCAACTGCAAGCCGTTTTGCGTAAACAAGAGGAGGCTGTACCACGTCAGCGACGTGGCGGCGGCAATGGACGAAGGAGGAAAGTGATGAAGAAAATCATTGACGAAAAGGGAAACGTAGTTGCCGAAGTTTTGGGTATTGCGGAAACGAATCCGCACTACGATGAGCGCTTGAGCGCGAACGGCGGCGGCTACTCTCAGCCGACAACGGTTATGCGCTGGGAAGATTGGGACGTGTCTATCGAGGATACGTCGTGCGGCGATTTCGGCACGCGAATCTTTGCAGTTGCAAAGCAGTCTAGCTCTGATAGAAAGCTGACGGCGTATTGGGGCAGCATGGAGCCGGAGCACCTGTGCCACTCTGATTTCACGGAGGCAGACGCAAGGATGCTCGCCGACATCCATGCTCTCACGGGATATAACATCCCAACGAAAGAGCAGTTTGAGGGTGAGCTGTGAAACACACAGACATACTTGCCGTAGCACTTGCCACGGCAATCACACTGGGAATTTATTATGCAATCTGCATGGCATCAATCGCCGTGCTGGTGAGATTAGGAGGTATTTTATGATTACGTTTATTTCGGGCATGGCAGCGGGCGCCGCAGCCCTGACGGGGCTTTTCAAGATTTGTTTCGTCCGCTGGGAGCGGATGGAGCGCAACAAGCGCCGCCGTGCAAAGCGTGCAGCACAGAACAAGAAGCCGCGCGGCTTCTGCGGCGACATCCGCCGCGACAACAGCTGGATGCAGGAAACCACGCGGTTGTGATGAGACAACAGCGAGGTACCGTTCTGCGTCGGCAGATGCGCAGACAGATGGAAAAGACGGCGGGCGTAGCAAAGTGCAGTCCAAACTGGCACATTCAAGCCGAGCAAGCCCGTCGAGACGGCGTGCGCCCTGACCTGATCGCGGCGCACGAGAGATGGCTGAAAAAGAAAAGCGCCCAGCGCGGAAAAGACCGCAGCTGAGCGCAAAACAAAAAACATTACACGCTGATTGTAGCCGAAAGAAGGAAGGAAGTCAAATGATTTTTTACAGCGATAATCCGGAGCGCGATTTTGAGCGCTGGGACGCATGGTGCCAGCAGGAGAACCAGAGGATCAGAGAGGAGCGAGAAGCAGATGAATAAAGCGGACAAGATCATCGCAGCGGCGAAGCTGCTGAATGACTCGTGCGTGTTTGGCTACCACGAGTGCTACGACGTATACAAACCCGACATTCGGATGCGCATCATGTTGATGCGCCCTGACGCGCTGAAAGGCGTAGACGGCGTGAGAATGTCCGCTGACGGCGAAAAGCTGATCTATCAGCACGACGGCGGAGAAATCACCTGCTTCTTGAACACCGTAGAGGCGGTGCGATGGAGAGAAGAGCATCCGAAGGAGGCAATCGAATGATACATAGAGCACCTACCGCAGATATGACACGGGAGGAATGGCTGGAAGCGCGAAAGCATAGCGTCGGCGGCTCTGAAATCGGCGCAATTTTGGGCTTAAATCAATACCAGACCGCCCTTACCGTCTGGTCAAACAAAACCGGACGGCTGCCGGACGCAGAGGACAACGAGGCGATGCGACAGGGCAGAGACCTTGAAGCATACGTCGCGGAACGCTTCTGTGAGCTGACAGGCAAGCACGTCAAGCGGAACAACTTCATCATGACAAATGATGATTATCCGCACCTGCACGCGAACGTTGACCGCTTGGTAATCGGAGAGCACGCCGGACTGGAGTGCAAAACCGCAAGCGCATACAACGAGGACAAGTTTCAGAGTGACGAGTTCCCCGACAGCTACTATGCGCAGTGTGTCAGCTACATGGCAGTAACCGGACTGCCGATTTGGTATCTCGCCGTGCTCGTGATGGGCAGAGCGTTCAAGGTATACGCCCTTGTGCGTGCTCCGAGCGAGTTCAAATTCAAGAAACCGGAATGGTGCGAGAGCATCACGAAGGTTAATGAGGAAGAATTTGAGGCAATCCGCGAGACCGTACAAACATTCTGGCGGCACGTAGAGACCGACACGCCGCCCGCACCGGACGGCAGCACGACAGACAAAGAAGCTCTCGGCAAGCTGTACAAGGACTGCGACGCGGACGCAGAGGTGATGCTGAGCAAAGACCTGCTGCGTGAATACGAGGAGGCAAAAGACCTCCTGAGCCGTGCAGAGGAACGCAAACGCGGCGTCGAAAATCAAATCAAAGCGCAGATGGGAGAATGCTGCACCGGATACACGGACGGCTGGAATGTCACGTGGAAGCCGCAGCAGCGCAACACGTTTGACCGAAAGGCATACGAAGCAGCCTGCGGAACGATTGACAAGAAGTACTTTAAGACCAGCAGCACCCGCGTGCTGCGTGTGAAGAAAATGGAGGATTGACCATGGCAATGGAAGGAAAAATCACAAAGAAGCAGCAGGCGGCTGCACCGGCAGAGAACCGAAAAAAGACGATGGCGGATTACATCAAGAGCATGTCCGGTGAAATCGCAAAGGCACTGCCGAAATCCATCACGCCGGAACGCTTTACCCGCATCACCTTATCTGCGCTGAGCAGCAATCCAGAGCTGCAGCAGTGCACGCCGAGCAGCTTCTTGGCGGCGATGATGACCGCGGCGCAGCTGGGCGTTGAGCCGAACACGCCATTAGGACAAGCGTACCTGATTCCGTACTTTAACGGCAGGAAGCAAGCGAAAGAGTGCCAATTTCAGATCGGATACAAAGGCTTGATTGACCTTGCATACCGTTCCGGCGAGGTGCAGAGCATTCAAGCGCACGAGGTGCACTTGAATGATGAGTTTTCGTATTCCTTCGGCTTGGAGCCGGAGCTGCATCACGTGCCCGCCATCCGCGACCGCGGCGAAGTGATTGCTTACTACGCCGTCTGGAAGGGCAAGGACGGCGGCTATGGCTTTGAGGTCATGAGCCGCGAGGACGTAGAGCAGCACGGACGGAAGTTCTCAAAGAGCTTCTCTTCGGGTCCGTGGAAGAGTGACTTCGACGAGATGGCGAAGAAAACCGTGCTGAAAAAGGCGCTGAAATATGCGCCGATGAAAACCGAGCTGACCTACGCCACCGTCTCAGACGAGACGGTGAAACACGGACTTTCCGAAAACATGTGGGAGGTTGAGAGCATTCCGGTAGACGATACGGAAGAGCCGGAGACTGACGAAGTGGTTTCCGAACTCGATCCGGATCAGGTGACAATCGTTGAGAGCTAAGTATCACAATCGCAAAATCACCCGCGACGGCGAGACCTTCGACAGTCGGAAAGAGTTCCGCAGATACGAGGAGTTGCAGCTGCTGCAGCAAGCCGGAGAAATTACAAATCTCCGGCGGCAGGTAAAATTTGTACTTATCCCGACACAGCGCGAGCCGAGCCAAATCGGCACGCGCGGCGGGGTGAAGAAGGGCAGGTTGCTGGAACGCGAATGCTCTTATATCGCTGATTTTGTATATATCCTCAACGGCAAAACCGTCGTTGAGGACACAAAAGGCATGCGCACGAAAGAGTATATAATAAAGCGCAAATTGATGCTTTATGTGCACAATATCCGCGTTCGCGAAGTATAGGCGGAGAAATGCTGCGAACGGCAAAGGCAGAGTGGAGCACGGCGTAGCGTTGCAAGGTAACGGAAATGCACAGATTCGCGTTGTTAAGGCAAAGCAAAGCTGAGAGCGGAAAAGGCAAGGCGAAGCTTAGATGAGCAAAGGCAAAGCAAAGCTGAGAGCGGAAAAGGCAAGGCGAAGCTTAGATGAGCAAAGGCAAAGCAAAGCTGAGAGCGGAAAAGGCGCTGCAAGGAAAAGCGTGGACAGGCGAAGGCGTGGCAAGGCGCTGCAAAGTGCAGCAATGGCAATGAGACGCCGAGAAAAGCCAAGAACCGCAATGGAAATGCACAGCAGTGCAAAGCTGTGGCGCAGAAATGAACCGAGCAGCTAAGGCAGAGCGAGGCTGGGAACAGCATCGCGACGAAATGCAAAAGGCGAAGAAATGAGTAGAGATGCAGCGGCAGTGCTAAGAGGAGCTACGGCAAAGCAAAGAGAAGATTTGCGGCGGCATAGCGGAGCCGTGAGAAGCAGCGGCATTGCCACGAACCGCATTGAAAAGCAACGGCAAAGCAAGGCTGACAGACGCAAAGTCTTGCTCAGACAACAAACAACAAACGACAAAATAGGAGGAAATCAAAATGGAAATCAAGGAAATGCATGTACGCTGGACATTTACAGAGGACGCGCTCGGCGGACTGCCCGAGAACCGCGACATCTATCGCGAATATATCGCGAGCAAGGCGCCGGACGCGGAGGGAGTTGCGGACGAAGTCGCAAATCTCGGCGTCGAGGGAGTTGCGGAGAAGGGAAAGACCGTGTTCCCCAAACTGCCGGACGGCACGCCTTTTATTTACGATTACCAGATTCGCGGATTTTTCAAGTCCGCAGCTGGTGCACTGCGCCGCGTGAAGGGCAGCAAGACGGAAAAGTTCAGCGCTTACAAACGCAAAATTGACCTGCTTGTGTTTGTCAAGCAGCGCCGCAACCCGATTGACCTGCACGGTATGTTGCTCGACGAGTGCACACGCCCGCTGCGCGCGTCTACACCGCAGGGTGAGCGCACATCTATCGCGTGCAGTGATAGTGTTCCGGCAGGCTCTACGGTAGATTTTGTCGTGCAGATGCTTGACGGGGGGTTAGAGCCTTATGTGCGCGAGTGGCTCGACTACGGCAAGTTCAACGGCTACGGACAATGGCGCAACTCCGGCAAGGGACGGTTCGTCTGGGATGAGCTGGACGCAGACGGAAACGTGATTGGAGGTAATAACAACAATGCTGAATAAAGCAATTTTGATGGGTCGCTTGACGCGCGATCCGGAACTCAAGTACACAAACAGCAATCTGCCGGTCATCCGCTTTTCTATCGCGGTTGACCGGAATAGAACCGGACAAAACGGAGAGCGACAGACGGATTTTATTGACATCGTTGCTTGGCGCAAGACCGCCGAATTTATTTCGCAGTGGTTCACCAAAGGGCAGATGATTGTCGTAGTGGGCAGCATCCAGTCCCGCCGCTGGCAGGACAAGAACGGCAACAACCGCACGTCGATTGAAGTTGTCGCGGATGAGGTGCAGTTCGGGGACAGCAAGAAAACCCGTGAGGGCGGCACGCAGCAGCGGCAGAACAACTATCAGCCGTATGCCGATCCGGCACCGGAACAGAGCTATAATGTGCCCGCCGCGAACGACTTTTCGGAAATTTCGGACGATGACGGGGAGGTGCCGTTCTGATGAGCGAAAGGCGACTGTACTGGCTCAAGCTCAAGGAAAGTTTTTTCACGGACAAGGCGATGAAAAAGCTGCGCCGCATGGCGGGCGGGGATACATACACTGTGATTTATCTCAAGATGTTGCTGCTCGGTTTGAAAAACAACGGTCGCATTTACTACGACGGCGTAGAAGATACGTTTCACGAGGAAATCGCGCTGGAGCTGGACGAAGAGCCGGAAAACGTACAATTCTGTATGCTGTATCTCGAAAAGTGCGGACTGCTTGAAAAAGTTTCGGAAACTGAGGCTTTTTTGACAGAAACGCCGTCTATGACGCTTTCTGAGTCTGCGTCTGCGGGCAGAATGAGAAAGCTTAGAGAGCGGAAAACGTCACAATGTGACGCGAGTGTGACGCAGGCGTTACGCGAGTGTGACAAAACCGTGACGCTAGAGAAAGATATAGAGAAAGATAATAAGAGAAAAGATACAGATATAGAAGCTTATATAGCTCCGAGCTGCTCCGCAGCTTGTGAGCCGAGCGCGCGTGCGCGCACTGTTGTTGATTATCAAGCAATCGTTGACGACTACAACACAACCTGCACCAAGCTGCCAGCCTGCAAGAAGCTGTCAGAGACGCGAAAGCGGGCGATCAAGGCACGGCTGAATACATACAGCGCGGAAGAGCTGCACAAGGTTTTCGTGGCTGCGCAGAACTCAGGCTGGCACACGGGCGAAAATGACCGGAACTGGCGGGCGGACTTCGATTGGCTGATGACAGACCGCAACGCGGCGAAAATGCTGGAGCGTTACGAACGGGACGGCGGCGGAACAAAGCTGGACGACTGGGAGCAGGACTGGCTGGCAGAATACAGAGCAATGACAAGAGGACAGGAACAGGAGGAACAGTATGAACAGAAAGCAGCGGCGGGCGAAGCGTAAGCAGCCGGTCAAGACAAATCACAACATGACGATCCAGCTGGCGAAAGCGCGAGACTTAAAAACTCTCGCGCATCGCGTGGAGAGCGACAGACAGGCACAGCGGTGCTTATGGCTCGCAGTCGTGAGCATGAATGACGCGTTCGGCATCGGCAAAGACCGTCTGAAAATTTGGGCTCAAAAGCTCAAGGAAAATACAGCGGAATATGCAAGAATGAGCCGTGAAGTCGATGCAGATTATGCGAACGAGAAGTTGAGACAGCGCGTTTCGCAGGTGTACGGCGAAGAAGTATCGTGCCTGTACGAGGACGAATTGAGAGGTGGAAAATGACAACGGCGGAAACTATTAAGCGGCTGGAATGGCTGCGAAACTACTTAACTGCTGAGGACTGTGTCGCGCACGCAAACGACATCGCGGCACTGGACAAGGTAATCAATGCGGCACACGGCGGCAAGCTGTACACGGCGTTTGACGTCATCCGGATCGTGCAGGCGGCTGTCAGTGACGCCGTGTGCGGCATGAGTAGAGAGGAGTCGACTGTGACCGCGTATGAGATCGAGCGCGATATTGTCTCGAGGCTGGTAGGAGGGGACTCGAGTGAGCGCGAAAGCCGCGGGCTGGCGACTGGACGGCGGCGGAACGTGGAACTGCAAATCACGACCGCGAGCAACAACAGCTTCGACGTGCCGCAAACAGCACCGGATTAAAGAGTTGCAGAGAGGAGCAAAATCATGACGATTAAACAGGCGATTGAACGGCTGAGTTTTATGATTCAGCAGCATATTTGCTACGAAGAAGTTGTACTGGAAGATGACAACGAGGACGCACAGGAAGAACTGCACGACGTGGAGGTTGAGTTGGAAGCGCTGCGCATGGCGAAACGGGCGCTGAACAGGAATATACCCATCCACGCAGGACACTGGAAAATCAACAAGGATTGTGTGTCGGAGTGCAGCGCATGTGGATATATGCCGATGTTTGACAGTGCGCAGGACGATTTTTACTACTCGCCGTACTGCCCAAATTGCGGCGCGGCGATGACACAGGAGAGAGTTAAAAATGAGACTGATTGATGCAAACGCGTTAATCCGAGAAGCCAAGCGCCGAAGCGAGGTATACAAAACGCGGGGACTTAGCAAAGCGATAGCGGACATGGTGCAAGACATGACTATATACGCGCCGCATCCGTATGAGATGCGCTGGATTCCGTGCAGCGAACGGATGCCGAGCGACGAAAACAAGGTGTTGTGCTGCACACAGACAAAAGCCAGAACAAAAAACGTTGTGCTGGGCTATTACGCGGACGGAAAATGGCGTTGCGGCATGAACAGCAACGTGGTTGCATGGATGCCGCTGCCGGAAGTGCACAGCGGGAGTGAGCAAGAATGAAAAAAGGCATCAACGCATGGGCAGGCTATGACCGGCAGGGCAACTGGACGTTGTGCGTCGGAAAGAAGCGCGGAAAGTTGTCGCTGGACGAAATCAAGCAGGCGGCGCAGGAATATGAGCTGGACATCTATGCTTTATTTTTAGACTGCATGGGCAATGATTTGCCAGAATCCGACAATTTTTACATACAGAACAACGATGGCACGATGACGGAATACAGCGATTTTGTGGAGCTGTATCCGGCAGGAAACCTCGAAAAGATGAAAGGAAAGTTGATATGAAAACAAGGGCAAAGGATTATTTGACACGGCAAGAATTGCTGCGGGAGCTGGCGGGAGCAGGCGAAGAACTTGCGGAAACTGCGAGATTCGAGTGCTACACGCTGGAAGATGATAGTGCGGCGGCGAAACTGCACAATCAGACGCACGAAAACTTGCTGGAAGACATTGCAGATCTGTACTGCTGCCTGGGCGAACTGCTCAGCTTGGAAGACTGGGAGAGGGTTGCGCGTATCCGAGCAGAAAAAGAAAAACGCTGGATGCAGCGGTTAGAGGAAAAGGAGAGCAAGTGATGCGCACAGACAACAGACTGACCGGCTGGGAAGCTGTCGCGTGCTACTACGGAGAATACACGCAGATGATCCGCGCCTGCGAAGTGCTTGCAAGTCTTGCGGAAACCGCATCCGGCAAAGCATTTGACTGCGACATGGTAAACGATTGCGCAGAAGTGCTTGCGATGGCGCAGCAGATGGAATACCTGCTGCGTGGCAAAGACATGATTTTCGCCAGCCGCGCAGGGAAGGCAGAGCATTTATTGCCGGCTTGCTGCAGGGCGATTGTTGTCCTTGCAAAAGCAGCAAATCATCCGGAGCGCAATTGCCGCGAAACAATCTTGCACAGCTTTGCACACGTTGTATCCTGCATCCGCGACTGGGAGCAGAAACACGGCAAGGAAACCGACATCCGCCGCGCGAAAAAGCGAGCGCTGGAACGCGAACGGCGCGCAATCGCAAAGGAAGAACAAGCATGACGCGCGAACAATGGATGCAGCTGGAAGAACTGAGCGGAGAACTGCACGTCTTACAAGCGAGAAATGCCCTCACAGGTGTTTCGACGCCGCAGGCGTCAAATATCATGCGAGAGCAGGAAAAAGCGCGTGACGAGGCTGTGCGGCGGTGCATGCTGGACATAGGCGACATCATCAACACGATAAAAAGCGAGGATTTGCGCGAGCTGTTCCGGCGGAAATATTTGCACGAACAAAGCTGGGCACAAATCGCATCTGACATGCGGCGATACTCCGGCGAACCGGCTGCCGCAGCGCGCCGCATGAGCCGCGCAAAACAGCGATGCATGGTCAAAAACAAGGTGTTATGACCATGGCAAAAAGCGAAAAAGAACGGTATACTAGGATTGTACGGGCGAAGTCATTTGATTCATATCCATTTTGTCCTTTCTGTTAAAACACCCATGGCAAGCCGTCCTCATTGTAGGGCGGCTTTGCTGTATAAAAAAGAGCCGATTTGCCGGAGGTGCGGATTTTTGAATAAACAACGATATGTTTTTGAGTGTCCGTATCACGTGCGATACCGCTCAGACCTACAAGAGCAGCACTGCGAGGCTGCAAATATCCGCTTTCGCTCCGCGCAGCAGCGGCGCGAATGGATGAAAACATACTGCTGCAATCACTGCGGCGGCTGGAACAACTGCTGCTTAAAAAAATCGATGGATAAATTTTACGACGAGGTGATACCATGACGGAGAGAAAATTACAGACCGCGCTGAAAAACGCAAAGAAGCTGGCGGACGACCGGCAGAAAAGCATTGACGATTTGCGCGGGAAAAATCACCAGCTGGAAGTGATGGCGGCGCGACTGAGCACAATTGCAACCGCGCTTGCGCGCAGGGTGTGCCCAGATGACGGGCTGCATTGTCAGACGGATATTATCCTTCCGGCGGAAGAACTCGACACGCTGCTGCGATATTACGGCGAGGTGCGCGAATTGCAGGACGGCGGCTGTACGTTCTCTGTCCGGCTCAGAGAGGACGGGAATTTTCCGTACGCGGAGTAAAAAGAAAAGCTAGGCTTTCGCCTAGCTTTTTTCTATAATCAGCACCAAACACCATTGCCAGTTTCGACTTCGACTACATCACAAACATAACGGTCTCTGCCGAACCACAGCATCCCGTTCTCGTCAACCTCGAACAGGTCGAGTTCGCTTTCGATGTCCTCCGCAGACAGCTGTTCTTTCAAAATAGCATCATCCTCAGGTGTTGCTCCCCGCATCAAGTACGGGTCAAACGGTCGCATTACATTTCTCATGATTCTTCCTCCTCTTCGTCCCAGCATTCCGTGAAATCTGGAACTTCCCAACAATAAGCCTTATTGTCAGCGGGAGTTTGTACTCTGCGTGCAGTGTAGTAGTACACGATATCCCCCTCCCAGACGAGCACATACTTCCGGTGCGGATTGAACTTCGGCTTGTTGCCGAAATAATTACTGTCCGCAAGCAAAAACGGAAGTTTTCTGCCGTCCGCGCAATGCAGTGGGCACGCCCACCAACCATTCGCGTTTTGCAAAACGCGAACACGATGCATACAGGACGCGAGATAGCGCCCTCTCGCCGGTTTCCGTGCGGGGATGTACTCATTTGCGCCCCCGACGATGTTGCTATTTTCTTCCCATGCGCAGGCGTTGGAAACACATTTCCATGCCTTTTTCTTTGCTTTATAGTTCATGTTTATCTCCTCATATCGACGGTTTTAGAAGTCTCAGCTTCGATCTCCTCCAGCTGCTCATAGGTAAATCCGAACTGATCCACTAAGCGTTCAGCCTCTTCATCTTCTTGACCTTCTTTCAGAAGTCTTAGCTTGCGCTTGCATTTGCGCCCGGTATTTAGGTTCATCAGTATTCGCTGTACCTTGTTGTACTTCTTCGCCGATATGATCGGCTCGAAGTTGCCTCTATACACGTTCTCTCGGAACGTGTAATAACCTGCGTACACAGGTCGCGTCAGGATAACCCTGACTGTGTACGCTGTTTGTTGTCTGCCTCGCTTGCCAGTATAGCCTTTCAGCCGACAAAGCTCCGCGACTGCCGACAAATTCTTATATTCGATAAACTTGTCAAATATGTACCGAACTCGTTCGGCTTCAACCGGATTTATCGCGACATAGTCACCCTGCCGCTCATAGCCAAGGCATTCAGAAAACGTGCATTTACCGTCCTTAGCGCGTTGCTCCAATGCGGCTGTTACGCGCTCAGATGCAAGTTCTCTTTCCAACTGCGCAAACACACCGATAATTCCCATCATAGCACGCCCCATTGTAGTGCTTGTGTCGAATGCTTCTGTCAGGCTGCAAAAATCAACGCCCCACTTCTGCAGATTTTCATATGTAGTGTACAAATCGGCAACTGACCGCGTAAAACGACTCAGTGCCCAGACCAAAATCAGATCAAATTCGTGACGACTTGCGTCATCCAACATAGTGGTCATTGCTGGGCGATGGGTGATGTCTTTGCCGCTTATGCCGCGGTCAGCGTAAACGTCATAGACTTCCCAGCCTTCGCGGCTGCACTTCTCGCGCAGAGACCGCTCCTGCGCCGCCAAGGAGTAGCCCTCACGGGCTTGCTCCTCGGTGCTGACGCGGATGTAGATTGCAACTTTCATGCGTCAGCCTCTTTCAACGCCTCATCTATTGCTGCGATTCGCGCCATCAATCGCTCACGTTCCTCTACCAACGCGGCGCGGTTGATTTGATTGGTCTCAACGGAGACCAGTTCAATTCCTCGCGGCAGGTCATCATTGATCGCGCTTTTAGGAATGTTATATAACGTAATTTTCGCGCCTTCTGGCACTTGCGCGTAATAATTCTTCGCAGACCCTCCGGAACTTGGCTGCTCGCCATCGCAAACGATGGACACGCCGTCTCCGATAATGCAGCCGCCGTCGCGACTGATTGCAGAGATAACCGATCTTCCGAATACCACGATAGGCTTTCTGTAATCGGACGTAATGTCCGTTGTTACGGACAGCCTCGCGGTTACCTTCTCTCCTCCGAAGTCGTCCTCCCCGTATATGTCGCGCATGATCTCGCGTGCTTCGTCTACAGCTTCTGCCGGGATGCGCCATGCCTTGCGGGCACCGACCCAGCGTGCGCCGCCAATAGACTTGATGGCACGGACAAAGTCCGGGTTGTATGGGGTTGTCAGGTACGCCTTGTTGTCAACGATCTCAATTTTCATAATAATTATTCCTCCTTGATTTTTGCCTTACGATTTGTTAAAATCAAGGTGTACGGGGAGTAAGGCTTCCCCGTAGACCTTATTGCGGGTGAGTAGCGAAGTTTGTCAGGCTGGGCTACTCACCTTTTTCATGCCTCAACCTTGCTCTCACGAACAATGGCTGCTGCTTCTTCTGGTGTAGTCGCTTTTGCTTCAATCAGCTTGGCGATGCTTTCCAGATACTTGTTCAATGCTGCATCGGACATCGTTTCCATTTCCTCACTTCCTTTCGTAAGAGGTGCTTGCCTCTGCCTTACGAGTATAGCATAAGGTATTTTAGCTTGTTTGTCAATAGTTTTATAATATTTTTTAAATTATTTTTTAATCATTTTATTTGACATATAAGGCGTAATAGATTATAATAAGATGAAAGCGATGAAAGGATGATATAAATGGAGTTTATAGACAACAAAACACTGATTATCGAGCTGAAAAAATTGATGTTAGAGACAGATGTGTCACAGCGCGAAATAGCTGATGCGCTTGGAATTAAACCGCAATCGCTGAATACGCTGCTGAACAAAAAAAACTTTTCGTTTGCGGACTGTGAGCGAATTTTAGACACGATGGGATACACATTAGATTATCATTTTACAAAAAAATAATCGACAACACATTGACCGGTTACTGTAATCATGCAGTGACCGGTCTTTTTTAATGCCTGCGCTGACACAGCGAGCGCAAAGCGGGCGTGGTAGCATAGCAAGGATAAGGCGGTGATAAAAATGCGATGTGATACATCGTGACAAACAGCAAAAATTTGATTGCGAACTCCGACCGAACGCCGGAGGAACGCAAGGAAATCGCACGGCGCGGCGGCATTGCATCCGGCAAGGCGCGCAGGCGCAAGCGCAGCATGAAAGAGGCTGCTGACTTATATCTATCTCTGCCTGTCTCGGACAAGCGGCGATTTAACCGCGCGGCGCGGCGGTATGTCGATGCGGAGGACATTGACAATCAAATGCTCATGATAATTGGCTTAGTAGATGCAGCGACGGACGGCGATGCACGGGCGGCAAAAGTCATCATTGACCTTGTCGGCGGCATGGATGCAGACAAAACCGAGGACAACGACAAAAACGGTGTCATCGAGATTCCGGCGGTGGACATGGCAGGTTTTGAAAAGCTAAAAGAGCAGGAGATGCGGCGATTAGAGGAGGCGGAACACAATGAGTGAGCAAATCTGGACGCCGCAGCCAAAGCAACGGCTCTTTATGTCTGCACCGGATTTTGAGGTGCTATACGGCGGCGCGGCGGGCGGAGGGAAGTCGGATGCCCTGCTGATGGAAGGGCTGCGGCAAATCGGAAACAAAAATTACAAAGGCATCATCTTCCGGCGGACATATCAGCAGCTGGAAGAACTGATAGACAAATCAAACCGCTTTATCGGTGCGGCAGTGCCGGGCGCAAGATACAACGCATCGGCGCATACGTGGACATTTCCGAGCGGCGCGAAGCTGCTGCTCCGGCAGATGGAACGCGATGCAGACCGGTATAAATATCAAGGTCACGAGTATCAATATATCGGTTTTGACGAGCTGACGCATTTCAGCTTTGCGCAATACAGCTATCTGATGTCCCGATGCCGCAGTGCAGACCCAACGCTGCGCTGCTATGTGCGCGCAAGCACCAACCCCGGCGGCGTCGGGCACGGCTGGGTGAAAGACCGATTTATTGACAGCATGAGACCGTATGAACGCAAGTGGGACTTAATCCGCGTCGGAGACATCAAAATGCTGCGCAGCCGTATGTTTATTCCGGCGACCATCTTTGACAACAAAAAGCTGTTAGAGAGCGACCCGGAATATCTTGCAAACCTCGGCGCCCTGCCGGAGGCAGACCGGCGGGCGCTGCTGTACGGTGATTGGAACAGTTTTGACGGACAGGTTTTCCGCGAGTTTAAGGACGATCCGGCACACTATGATGACCATAGGTGGACACACGTTATCAACGAGTTTGAGATACCGCAGGACTGGAAGATTATGCGGGCGTATGACTTTGGCTACAGCAAGCCGTTTTCCGTCGGCTGGTATGCCATCAATCACGACGGCACGATATTCCGCATCGCGGAGCTTTACGGCTGCAACGGCACGCCGAACGTAGGCTTGCAATGGGACGCAGGACGGCAGGCGCGCGAAATCGCAGAGACCGAGGCAACGCTGCCGAACCTCAAAGACCGCGTGATAACCGGCGTGGCAGACCCTGCAATTTTTGAGGAGAGCCACGGCGAGAGCATTGCGGAAATCATGCGGCGCGAGGGCATCTTATTTGAACCGGGAGACCATCAGCGCATCGCGGGCAAAATGCAGATACATTCCCGCCTTGCATTTGATGCAAACGGCAGGGCAGGACTGTATTTTTTCCGCAGCTGCAGGAACATGATACGCACGCTTCCTGCGCTGTGCTATGACGCGGTGCGGGTGGAGGACATCGACTCAGACATGGAGGATCATGCATACGACGAGCTGCGATACCTGTGCATGGAGCGTCCGATGGCGGCGCCGCTGCGTGTGCCGAAGCCGCAAAAGACCTTTGACCCGCTGGGAGACAGCGAATTTCAGGCGGGCGCACATTTAGAGTATTACAGACGGAGAGCGTAAAAGAAAGGAGCGCAGCAAGTGGCGAACAAGTTAAATACGAGCGTCGGAGCGGACAAACAGACCGCGCCGAACTCCGGTTCCGGCGGTACTGCCGTCGGGCAGGATACCAACACCGGACAGCGCGCAAACAAGCAGGAAAGCAAGAAAAAAGACGTAAAAACAGCACAAAACAACCGCGTAAACACACAGGACGAAAGCGACAGCGTGCGGCAATTTGCGGCGGAACAGCAGCGACAGGAGCAGGACGACATCGGCAGCTTTGCTCGATACCAGCAGGCGCAGGAGGACGTCAGCAAGTTACCGCGCGCCCAGCGCGACCCAAAGGCGCCTGCCGGTCTGCCGGATATTCCGCCGCAGAGCGATGACAAGGACAAGCAGTCTGTGTCTCAAATTCTCGGCGCAAAAGAGACAATCGGAGAGGCGGAAGTGCGTGAGGCACGGCGCATCTTAGAGGACTACAAAGCAAAAAAGGCGAATCTTGACCAGCGCATTTTAGCGAACGAAGAATGGTACAAGCTGCGGCACTGGGAACTGCTGCGGCGTGCGAATCAGAACACCTACGGCAACATTGAGCCGGTGACGGGCTGGCTGTTTAACTGCATCGCGTCCAAGCACGCGGATGCGATTGACAACTATCCGACCTGTAACATCCTGCCGCGAGAGGAAAGTGACGAGCAGGTATCCGGCATGCTGAGCAACATCATCCCGTGTGTGTTGGAGCGCAATCACTTTGAGCGGGCGTATTCTGATGCATGGTGGTACAAGCTCAAGCACGGTACATCCTGCTACGGCGTGTTCTGGGACAACCATCTGGAAAACGGCACGGGCGACATCTGCGTGCGGAACATTGACCTGCTCAAAGTATTTTGGCAGCCGGGCATTACCGACATCCAGCAGAGCCGGAATCTGTTTATCGTAGATTATCTGCACCGCGACACCATCCGCGAACTGTATCCGGACATTGACGCGGACAAGCTGGCGGGCGCGACCGGCGAACGGCAGTATCTGACAGACGATTATGCGGACATGTCCGATATGGTTCCCGTCGTTGACTGGTACTACAAGCGTATGAGTGAGGACGGCACGCCGACGCTGCACTACTGCAAATTTATTGACGAGCACGTGCTGTTTGCCAGCGAAAACGAATCCGGCTACGAATCCGGCTATTACGAGCACGGACAGTACCCGATTGTCTTTGATGTGATGTATCCCATCGGCGGAACGTGCTACGGCTTCGGCTTGATTGACCTCGGCAAGGACAATCAGCTATACATTGACCAGCTGGATCAGGACATTATGCGCAACCTAGAGATTTCAGCGCATCCGCGATTTTTCTACAAGCGCGGCTGCGGCGTCAATAAGGAGCAGCTGCTTAACACGGACGAGCCGCTCATAGAGTTTGACGGACAGCTGGACGACCGCAACCTGAAACCGATGGACGTGCCGACCATGCCCGCGGCACTGTACAACATCCGCCAGCAGAAAATAGACGAGCTGAAGGAGACGACATCAAACCGCGACGTAAACACCGGCACAGTCGGTTCCGGCGTCACGGCGGCAAGCGCTATCTCCGCTTTGCAGGAGGCAGGCAACAAAAATTCCCGCGACATCATCGAGGCGGGATACCGCGCGTTTCAGGAGATTTGCACGCAGGTGCTTGAGCTTATGCGGCAGTTTTACACCGCTGACCGATACTTCCGTATCACAGGAGACAACGGCAAGGACAAGTTTGTTGCGTTCAATGCCGGCATGATTGCAGACCAGCAGCTGCCGGAGGCGTATCCGGGGCAGGATGCAGCGGAGGGAATTGTATCCAAGCGACCGGTCTTTGACATCCGCATCGAGGCGGAGAAGCGCAGTCCGTATCAGCGACTGAGCCAGAACACATTTATCATGGAGCTGTACAATGCGGGATTCTTCCAGCCGGAGAATGCGCAGGCGGCACTGGCGGCGATTGACTGCATGGAGTTCGAAGGCAAGGACAAGCTGCGCGGCAACTTGCAGCAGGGACAGACCCTTTTGTCTATCATCCAGCAAATGCAGGCACAGATGCAGCAGATGCAGCAAATGCTCGGCATGATGCAGCAGCCGGATGCAGCAGATGCAGGGCCGGACGAGAGCGCACAGCAGGAAGAAAATCAGGACGGCGGCAGCGGCAACTCGGCAGGCGGGCGGGCGCTGCGGGCGCAGACCGCGAACAGCTCCGAGCAAAAAAGCACCTTGCAGGAAAAAGCAAAAGCCGGTGCAAAAGCGGATATGAACAACAAATCAGGAAGGACGGCGCCGACATGATACGCATATCTATCACGTACAGCGACGATGCCGCAGAGATAACCGCGCGCGGGCATGCGGGATACTGCCCGGGCAATGACATTGTGTGCGCATCGGTCAGCACGCTTTTGCAGGCGCTGGGCACATATCTCGCACGCAACGGCATCGGAACGGGAGAGTTCCGCTCCGGTGACATCACAGTGCGCAGCGATAGTCCGGTGTCTCTGCCATACTTCCGCTTGGCGGAGCATGGCTTGCGGGCGCTGGCAAAAACTTTTCCGCAAAACGTTGCGGTGCTTGATACAGCGGACAAAGCACAGACATGATACAGTATCCGCACAAAGGTTCCTGCACCGACAAGACAGGTAATCCGGTAATTTCCGAGGGAGGCATCCATATGCGAGATATTGACGAGGTATTTAACCTCAGGCTGCTCGACGACGGCGCGGGCGGCGATACGGGCGACACTTCCGGCGACGGCGAGAGCGTAAGCTACGGCGTGCCGGACGAACCTGCCGACGCCGGGCAGGCACAGGCAGCAGGCGGTCAGGCTGCCGATGCAAACGCAGAATTTGATGCGCTGATCCGAAAAGGCGGCAAATATGCGGATGTATTTAACGACCGTGTGTCAAACATCGTGCAGCATCGGATCGGGGATAGCAAGCAGATGCAGACACAGATGCAGGCAATGCAGCCAATCATGCAGCTGCTGCAGGACAAGTACGGACAGACGGATTTGGCACAGCTTCAGGCGGCGATCGAAGAGGACGAAGGATTCTTTGAGGAAGCAGCAATGGAGCGCGGCTTGACCGTCGAGCAGTTCAAGCAGGTAAGCAAGCTGGAACGGGAGAATGCGGCATTCAAGGAGGCGCAGCGCGCACAGGAAGAACAGCGCGGCGCACAGCAGCAGCAGAGTCAGTGGTACGCAGAGGAGCAGGCGCTTAGACAGCAGTATCCGGACTTCCGCTTGCAGGACGAGATTCAGAATCCGGCATTCGCACAGTTGTTGCAGCGCGGCAACAGCGTCACAGACGCATTCCGCCTGACACATTTTGACGACCTCGTTTCCGCAGCACAGCAGCAGTCCGCCAGCATCGCAGGACAGCGCGCAGCCGCAGCATATCGGCAGAACGCCGCCCGCCCGACAGAAAACGGCGCGGCAGGCAGGGCTGGTCAGCGCGTTGTCAGTGACCCGTCGGCACTGACCAGTGAGGACTTCGACCGCATCTACGAGCAGGTGCGCAGAGGTCAGAAAATACGATTCTGAGGAGACAAACGCTCCTCAGGGAAGGAGCAATACACATGAAACGTTACGACGATATTCCAATCTTTGACTTGAGACTGCTTGACTTGGAAGTGCAGACACCGAGTGCAAAGCTCAATGCAAACACCTCCACCAGCTCCGGCTTGACTGCCGGTATGGTCACGTTCTACGACAAGAACCTGATTAAGCTGGCACAGGCGGAACTGTACTATGAGCAGTTCGCGGAAAAGAAGCCGATTCCGAAGAAGTCCGGCAAGACCATCCAGTTTAGATATTACAAGTCTCTCGGCAAGGCGACCACGGCGCTGACCGAAGGCGTTACTCCGTCCGGTCAGACCCTGACGCAGGTATCCATTACCGCAGCGCTCAACCAGTACGGCGGCTATGTAACCCTGACCGATGTGCTGGACACCGTGCACATTGACAACAACCTGCTGGAAGCGCAGGAAAAGTGTGCGCGACAGGCGGCAGAGACCCGCGATACCATCATTCGAGACATGCTGTGCACCAACACACACGTGCAGTTTGCGAACGGTACAAAGACCTCCGCAGCATCGCTTGTCGCAGGTGACAACATGTCCGTTGAGGTAATCCGCATGGCGGCACGTGCGCTCAAGCGCGAGAATGCGCCGAAATTTGACGGCTATTATGTAGCTATTGTGCATCCGGACGTTGCTTACGACATCATGTCCGATGAAAACTGGAAGAATCCGCACGAATATGTAGACACCGAAAACATCTATAAGGGCGAAATCGGCGAACTGCACGGCGTGCGCTTCGTGGAGACCACCGAAGCAAAGATTGAAACTACAAAGACCACAACCGGCAACCTGCCGATCTACGACACGGTATTCCTTGGCAAGGGCGCGTATGCGGTTTCTGACATTGACGGCGGCGTGCACTCTATCATCAAGCAGCTGGGTTCCGGCGGCACTTCCGACCCGCTTGACCAGAGAGCAACCTGCGGCTGGAAGATGATGTTCGCGACCTGCTATCTGCTCAGCCAGTATGCCCTTGTCGTAAAGACTGTGTCCAGTTTTGGCACGGCAGCAACCGCAAACTAAGAGGTGACCATCATGGCAACAAAAAAGACAGAGACAGCACAGGAAGTACAGGAAGTACAGGAAGTACAGGAAGTACAGGAATATGCAGACACCGAAAAAGCTGTGCAGGCGGCAGAACCGGAAACCGCAGATATTCTTCTTCCGGTGGACGAGAGCATGGGCAACGATCAGACCGTCGAGTTTTGCATCAACGGCAGAAAATTCACGGTAGAGCGCGGCGTCAAGACCACACTGCCGAAGTATCAGGCGGACTTTATCACGGACGAGTGGATGCCAGCCATGGCAGAATCGCTCAAGACACGTTCCGCGGCGGCGGCGCGGACACCAAAAGACCTGTAAGAACAACCGTGAGGGAGGGGAGACAATCCCTTCCCTCTTTTGGTTTTTGTGAGGTGAGATTATATGGAAAATACAATTCAGGTGACGGCGGCGGGGCCATTCCTGCGGGCGGACAGTCATGTGCTCGGCATTCAGGGCGAGTGCAACAGCAAACGCATTCGGCTGACACTGACCGGCAGCTGGGCGACATCGCTTGCAAACACCGTGTTCTTTGACGATGCGGACGGCGCAGAGGCGGTGCGCATTGTGCTGCTGTCCTTTGACCCGTCGCTCGGCGGCAACATGATTGCGCAGGGCGTGTATGAGTTCGGCGTTCCGGCGGAGGCGGTGCGCAGTCCGGGCAGGGTGACGATGACCGTGCGCGCTTACGATGAGGACGGCAAGGCGGTGCGCAAGGCGCAGAAGGCGTTCACAGTGCTGGAAAATCACACGAATTATCCAGACCCAAGCGACCCGACGCCATCCCTTGCAGAACAGCTGCAGCGTTCGATTGCCAGCATGGCGGTGACCGTTGCGGAGGCAATCAAGAACATTCAGCATGAGCCGGTGAAAATCAACGACGGAGACAAACACTGGTATGTCTGGAATCCGAAAACCGGCGAATACGAGGATACGGGCGTCAGTGCTGTGTATTACTCAGATGCACTCAAGCTCATCACGGGCAGCATTGACGGAACGTATCTGGCGGACAACGCAGTGGAGACGCGGGCGCTGGCAGACGGCGCGGTGACGACGCCCAAGCTGGCGGGCGGCGCGGTGACGACCGAAAAGCTGGCAAACGATTCCGTGACCCATGACAAGCTGGCAACAGATTCCGTTGACGCAGGCATCCTGCAAAAGGACGCCGTGACAACATCCAGATTAAAAGACGGAGCAGTGACCAACGACAAGGTCAGGGACGGCTCATTAAACCTCTGTAAACTTGCGTTTACGCTGGCGGAAGCGGCGAGCTGCACACTGACAGTCAAAAACTATTACGGAAACAATGCGGTATCGTCTACGCAGGGAAAGGAAAAGACAACTGTGCGCCTTTTTGGCTTGACTGTTGCGGGAGGCGCAACATGGCAAAGCTCTGAAAATGCTGCGATGCAGCTGCCCGCAGGGCAATATCTAATTTGGGCAGAGGCAAAACTGAACAGCACAGACGTAAACTTTGCAATCTCTGTGTGTCTGCCCGTTTCGGCACTGGGAGATATCAACACAATTGCAATCGGCTACTGTACAAAGGACGCGAAAATCAACCAGCAAATCAGTACGGCAAAGCGCGTCACGAACATCAGCGATGGCGATACCCTGTCCGTCGTTGTACAAAACCGCGAGCGATATGCAAATGTAGACGAAGAACAAGGCAGTGTTGATCTGAGAGACATTCAGCTGTATGCGGTGCGATTGGGGGAAGTGAGCAGTGACAATTAACGATTGCATCGAGAGGGTATGCGAACTGCGTCCGAACGGACTGACACAGCAGCAGCTTGTGCAATTTATCAACACCTGCAACGCACAGGCGATTCGGGACACGAGCGGCGAGCAAGATGTGCCGGAGTACCAGCTGCCGGAGGACGAGCAGCAGGAGTTATATATACCGTTTCCCTATGACAATGCGTATGTTCTGTACGCAGCAGCGCAAATAAGCCTGATGAATGCGGACATGAGCCTGTATGCAAACGATGCGTCTGCCTTCAACGAGCGATACATGGAGTTCATCACCTTCTGGCATGAGACCCACACGCCGGAGCAAAACCAATGGAAACCGAGGTGGTTCGCATGATGCAGATGCCAAATCTGCGCAACACAGCCTATCCGACCGAGCAAAGCATTGTACAATTTAGCGGCATGAACAACCGGTATCCGGTGACGGCGGGAACCATCCGCGATGCGGACGGACTGAGCGGCGCACAGATGCCGAGCCTGTCCGCCCTTCCGGCACAAACGGAAATCCGCACATATGACAATCCGGTGCGCATGTATCCATACAGCGGCGGCGTCCTGTGCATCACACAAGACGGGATTTTTCTCAACGACATCAAGCTCACACTGCCGCCCGGCATGGAACAGCAGCTTCGCGCGACGGAGGCGGACGAGTATCTGATTGCAGGTATCAACACGCAGATTGTCGTTTATCCGCTCAAAATCAGCATCAGCGTCACAGACAAAAAGATTTACAGCTTAGACACGGATTGCGAGCTGGGCACAAATCTTGTAACAGACGGCACAGAACCGAACTGGACGCTGCATCTCAACGAATGGGTAGAGAGCGAGGGACAATACTTTGACCTCATCCGTGTGCAGAAAAGCAAGCTGCTGCGCGTGGTGTGGGTGCGGTTTCATTCCAAGGACGGAACAATCAAAATTCTTCCGATGCGCAGCAGTGAGCAGGTATACAAGGTCAACGATACGGTAGACATCTGCGACGAATTCGGCACGGTGCTCGTACAGTCCGCAACTATTCGATACATGACAGATACGGAGGTTGGATTCTACGCGAACAGCCTCAAGGCTGCGCTGGAATATTACAACGGCAAGCTGATGTTCAAGCGCACGGCGCCGAGCCTGACAACTTTGTGCGAAGGTGACAACCGATTATGGGGCACGGAGGGGAATACCATCTATGCCTGCGCATTGGGCGATCCGTTCAACTGGAACAGATATGACGGGCTGTCTGATGATTCCTATGCCGTATCCGTAGCAACGGACGGAGACTTTACAGCGGCGGCACATTACGGCACGCATATCTGTCTATTCAAAGAAAACACGATTCACAAGGTCTACGGCAGCAAGCCGAGCAATTATCAAGTTGTAACCGTAACCGCGCCGGGCGTCAAGACCGGCTGTGCGCGTTCTGTCGCGACTGTCGGCGCGGTGCTGTACTTCTGCGGCAGAGACGGTATCTATGCTTATGACGGCGATGCGCCGGAGTGTTTATCTGCAAACATTGATGATACGACCATTCCGTTTGCCATCGGTACGGCGCAGCACTACGTTGCGTATACTGGAGAGCGATTGCTTGCGTTTGATACGGTGCGCAAATTGTGGCTTCCGGTCTCTCATGATTGGCTGTGCGACATGGTGTATGCAGGCGGCGAGACCTTCCTGCTGCATCCAAACGGCACGCTGACGCGCAGGGACGAGCACATAGATTACACAAAGACGTGCGACTGGTGGGTGCAGCTGGAGGACATCGACGATACGACACCGGCACAAAAGCGCTATCAAAAGCTGCTTGTGCAGGCGGTCATCCAGCGCAATGCATGGCTGCGCATCGACATTCGGATGGACGGCGGACGCTGGCGGGAAGTATCTGCGACCGAGGGTACGCGCGGCGCGATGCTGAGCCTGCCAATTTACCCAAACCGCTGCAACAGCCTTGGCATCCGCTTTCGGTGTCACGGCGATGTGACCATCCATTCCATCACACGCTGCTACACCAGCTATTCCGAGAGGAGGTAACGCACATGGCGTTATATATCGAGCGCTCTATGCCGGATTACGATGCGAACAATCTGCCGGAAACCGTGCGTTCTCTGTTTTCTGCATATCGCGCCATGTCCGAACAGCTCACCTATGTGTTTCAAAACATCGATGAGGACAACGGGGCGGCGTCCCGCGCGTCTTTATCTGCGCTGGACAAGCAGCTATCTACACAGATGGTATCCGTATCCGGCGCGGTGAAGAAGGCAGCCGACGCGGCATCCGGTGCACAGCAAAAGGCGGATGACACGGCATCCAGCATGACAACCATCGGACAGACACAGCAGGCACAGGCTGCACTCATCAATCAACTGTCGGACAAAATCAAAGCGTTGCCCGTAATACAATACGGCACGCAGGAGTGCAGCTTTGCACCGGACGGCGGCAACACACACGTGACATTCCCAACCGCTTTTGCTGCCACACCGGTAATTACCATCACACCGACCTTTTCCACAAAAGGCGTGGCGCAGGCTGTGGCGCGGGCAACAGCAGAAGGGTTTGACATTTATCTTGTACATCCGGATGCAAGCGGCACGAGAGAAATCGGATGGATAGCCATCGGAGAGGAGAAAACATCATGAGTTACGATAAAAATACCGACTACAAATCCCTTGCCGATCAGGCGGCGAACAGAGGGGACTACACGCAGGCGGCAAAGTACGAGCAGCAGCGCAATGAAAAAATTGACGGTGAAGGACTGACACAGTACGCAAAAACCAGCGACTACGGCGCATATCTGCCGACGTACAGCAGCCCGGTGAAAAACGAGCTGGGGCACGCAGCGACAGACGTTGCAAACATCAAGGATTTTTCTTACGACCCAAGCACGGACAACAACGCGAAGGCGATGAGCAATCTGTACACGCGGCAGGCTGACCGCTCGGCACGCGATGCCGTCAGCGCAGCGGCAACACAGACCGGCGGTTTGGCTTCTTCTTATGCCGCATCCGCCGGAGCAGCGGCGGCGCAAAACTACATGGCACAGCTGGACGACAAATACACGGATTTGTACAGTTTGGCACTGCAGTCATGGCAGGCGAACAACAGCGCAAAAGTCGGCAAGCTGAGCGCCCTGCAAGGCTTGAATAACGACCAGTACAACATTTACAACAGCGACCGCGCAAACCTGCAGGAAAAAGAGAGCGCGGCATATACGCAGGCGCTGCAAAAATGGGCGGCTTCCGGCGTGCTGGACGCACAGAGCGCAAAGGTTCTCGGTCTCAAAGAGGGCACGCTGTACAGCGATTATGCACAGTGGAAAGCACAGCTGGCAGAGGCGCGCTACGAGGCGGATCTGTCTGCTAAGCTGACGCGCGAGCAGATGAACCGATAACGAGAGGAGTCAAAAGCGATGGGAAAGCCGATTATTGGCAGCACTTACAACGATGCGCTGCGAAAAAACGCGCAGAAAAACACAGACAAGAAAATCAGGCAGCAACAGCAGCAGAAGAAAAAACAAAATACCAAAAAAAATACGCAGAAGCGCAACGCAAACCCGTCTCCTGTCGTAAACCGCAACAATCGCAACACAAACACAACACGCAGACGAAGCGGCGCAACAACGCCGGGACCGGTCAAGCGCAACGGCAGCCAGAGACAGAATAAGACCAAACAGCAACAGCAAAGACAGCTCGCGGCGAATGATGCCGCCGCAAAGAAAAAGAACAAAAACAATGCGCGCAATAGCGCGGCGCCTGCGCCGCTGGCAAACAAGTCCAGATACCAAGCAAACAAGGGCAAGAACACCGTGCAAATCAACCAGCGGGCGCACGAAGGAATCATCAGCAAGACCGGTGCGGTGCTGCCGAAAAGCGCTTTGCAGCCGAGCACAAAGAAAAACAGAAGCAGCGGCGGATTTTCTTCCAAGACCGGCACGGAGAACATCATCAAGCAGACCGGCATTCAGGTGCAGAACAAACGCGATGCGCTCAAGCAGGCATATAAGACCGATGACGGCAAGCTGAGCGCCATGCTGGGCGTGAGCGGCGCATGGAGCGATACATCCAACAGCAAGAGCGATAAGGACATGCTGCACGCGCTCAATATCGCAAACATGAACGAGCTGAACAAATCTATCCGCAAGAGCATGAAACAGCAGTACGGCGATATGTACAACTGGGATACCTACGAGCCGGTGACTTATGACAGCCACACGGGCGACTACACGCTGAACTACACCGGCACGGCATCGCAGAACGCAGACGGCACATGGACATACTCCGGCGGCAAGAAGCTGAGCCAAATCGGGCAGCAGGGCGCGAGCAATCCGCGCAGACATCAGAGCGACAGAGACATTGCCAAAGGTCTGACCGGCAAAGCAAAAATGGGCGTGGAGGAAGTCAGCAAGACGGCAAATCGGAACGCATGGCTTTCTCAGCAGGACAATCAGGTGATTCAAAAGGCGGCGGAAGGGCAGGACAAATACAGCCATACACAACAGCTCAAGGCGGCGTATCAGGAAAAGACGGGCAAGAGCTGGGACGACAAGACGGCGATTGGCAAGGGATTGTACCGCGCAAAGGCAGCTTTTGACAGCGGCATGTACAAGGCAAATCAGGCATTGGCAAAGACGGCGGATTTCTTCCTGCCAACCGAACTGGTGTTCGGAGAAAACAATGCGTTCGACAAATGGCTGAATGATTGGTACGGAGACAACAGCGAGTCCGCACAGCATTTTCAGAATCAGTACGATTTGGCTTACAACACTTCCGGAGATGTCGGCAAGCTGGGCATGTGGACAACCTCTCTCATCACGGAGAACCTGCCACAGGCAGTCGTTGCGCTGATGACAGCTGGCGTGAGTGCCGGTGCGGAATTGGCTGCTGACGGCGGAATTACTCTGCTGGGCATTGCACAGAAGGCGGTCACAAACCCGTCGTTCTGGACATCGTTTGCACAGATCGCCGGTCAGAGCTACGAGGATGCAAAAAACGGCGGAGCAGATGAGCTGAGCGCGATTACACACGCATTCACTACATCGTTCCTGCAATCTATGGTGGAAATCGGCGGCGGTCTCGAAACGTTGAATCAGGAAGCAGCGGCGGAATCTCTGTCCCAGCTGTTCCGGCAGACCATCCAGACAGCATGGGAAGAAGGCGGCGAGGAAGTCCAGCAGGATATGATCGACCATCTGCTGCAAATGGCACTCTACGACCACGACAAGACGCTGTTTTCTATGAGCGATGACGACGCGCTGATTAACCCGAAACGCGCAGCAGAGAATTTTGCTGGCGGTGCAGTTGTCGGCGGCATCATGGGCGGCGGCTCACAGGCGCTTGCGTATGGCGCGAACGCACGATACCGCAATGCGATGGCGGACACGCAGAACAACACCGACGTGCAGGAAGATGCATCGAGCGCAGGCGCGATGCCGGAGAGCGGCACAGTCCGGCAGGCGGAGACGCAGCAAAGACAAACCGGTACGGTACAGCGTGCGCAGAACGCCGGACAAAACAGCGAAACCGACGAGGTAAGCAAACGTATACAGGACACAAAAAAAGCCGCTGGCGAGGCGGTGAAGAGCCAGACGGCGCAGGCGGGCGGCAAGGTCATCGAGGCGGCGCAGGCACAGCTGGGCGGAGAGAAGGAAGCTGTACTGCGCGCGCTGGGAAATGCCGGCACAGAGGACTTTGTAAAGAACGACATGCAGCAGGCGGAAGCATCAGAACAGGCGGCTTATGCAGCAGCGTATGCATCCGGTGTGCAGAGCAGCGGCACGGCGCAGGCAAAAGCGGCAGCGGTCTCTACGGCGGCGGAAAGCATCGGAGAGACGAGAGCGGCAGCGGCGTTTGACGCGGGTGTACAAGACCGTGCGCAAGTCGAGCAGCAGAGCACAGCGGCGGCAATGGAGCAATCTTTTGACAGCGCAGGACGCGAGGCATACAAAGAGTATCAGAACACGGAATCCGCACAGAATGACCCAGAGGCATACTTTGAGGCGTTCACGCGGTACTACAACGCCGGTCTCACCAACACGCTTGACCGCGTGGAATCGTCCGGCTGGGCAAAGATGATTTCACAGCAGGCGGCATCTGCGGCATATGAGGCAGGTATGCAGGACGCCTCTCAGCGCGTGCAGATCCAGCGAGACATTGCAGACGGCGCGGCGGTATCGGCGAAAATCGGAACCGTTGTATACGAATCGGACAGCAGCGACATTTCCGGCGAGGTACAAAACCGTCTGAGCTACTATGCAAGCAAGCTGAACACACGCATTGTCGTCAAGGACAGCGTGGAGGGCGGCACAAAGAACGGCGCAATTGTCGGAGACACTATCTATCTTGCCAAAGATGCCGAGGGAGACACGCTGGAGCAGGCATTGACACTGACCGCAAGCCATGAAATCACGCATCGTATGCAGACCTATGCGCCGGAAAAGTACCGCACGTTCCGCGACTATGCCCTGCGGCAGAAAGCAGAAGGCAACGCGGACGGCATGGAACAGCTGATTTCCGAGACGATTGACCAGTATGCACAGAGCGGCATCCCGCTGACACGGCAGGAAGCCATGGACGAAATTGCCGCAGACTATGCGGCAAACGAACTCATGACGGATCCGGAGAGCATTCAGGCATTTGTCAACAGCAAGCCCAAGGCGGCGCGCTCGTTCTGGCAAAAGCTGCGCAATGCATTTAAGCAGCTGCGCAAGAAGATTGACGGCACATCTGCAGCAGAAAAGAAAATCCTGCGGCGCATGTCTACCGCAGAACGGCTGTGGGCAGACGCTTTTCAGGCGGCATCCGAACGCGCCAACGGCGTGCAGCAGACGAGCAGCAAGCGCGTAAAAACCAAGGCGCGCAAGCCGGAAACCACCAAAAGCCTGACCGAAAAGAGCCGAAAAAACATGAGATATTCGGCAAAGAAAAAGACTGCCGATGACGGCAGCCGTATGACAGAGGATGAAATTAAAACAGTTCAATCATTGGAACGTAAAAGTCTGAATCATTTGACCGAGGAGGAATTAAAAAAACTCGCGCCGATAGCAGAGCGATATTATCAGACAATGGGAGAGAAGTCTCCGTTTTTCCGCGCATGGTTCGGTGATTGGCGCGTTAATGACCAGACCACTGTGCAGGTTGCAACGAAGGAAGGCAGCACGAGAGGCTTGCAGCACAATGCTGATACCGGATGGGATATTAGTGTTTCGGGAAAAGTGTTTTCGGAAACACGAGTGCATCAGAGTGCAAGCAGCAAAAAAGCATATGCATACACTCAATATTTGAATGATATTGTTGAAAAGGCAGTGCTTCTTGATTCTAGTACAATCGGAAAAACAAAATCTCAGAATTCCTTGTTGATGCATAGCTTGTATGCAATTGCCGACATCGGGAATAAACCGGTATTGCTTAGATTATACGTTGAAGAAATGTATAACCCGAATGAATCAAAGACATCAAAACGTGCTTATAAGCTGAATTATATAGAACAGCAGCAGCCGAGTGTCGGAGGTTCAAGTAACAATGTTACCCTAGCCTCATCACAAGCGACTGCTGCTAATGTACATACCGTATCAGATTTATTTGCGCTTGTCAAGCGATGCGACAAGAAATTCTCTCCGAAGGCTGCAAGCCAAATCGTCAACGAAGATGGTTCTCCGAAAATTATGTATCATGGAACGGCATCGGACTTCTGGGAGTTCAGCATGAGACGTTCCAACGACCTGACAGGCAGACGGCTTGGTCTTGGAGCAGGAAGTAATAAGATTTATTTAACCGAATATGAAATGTCTGCCCGAATGGCTGCGGAGGGGGCAAACAGCCGAAAGCGCGGCGGAAATCCGCATATTCTTGGTTTATATGTTGCCGCCCAAAAGGTTATGGACAGAGCGCAGTACAACGCTATGTTAGAAGAACGGTATACAAAGTATCCTCATGCAGTTCCGTTCAGTGAAAATTACGATTATCAGCAGCGAGATAAAGCGATCCGTGCAGTGGATAAAAAGGTTCGCTCAGAGGGATACGACGCTGTGTGGGATAGGGACAGCGGAGAACTATTTGTATACAGCCCAGAACAGGTGAAATCCGCAACGGATAATGTCGGTACGTTTGATAGAGGAAATGCGGACATTCGGTATTCTGTGAAGTCTCGCAGTGCAGAAAGCTACGAATCCGAGATTGAACGACTGAAGAAGCAGCGGGACGAAGCCAAGCGGCAGATAAAGCTCTCTGAGTATCAGCAAGTATCCCCTGCCGGTATCAAGCGCATGGCGCAAGACCTGCTTGCGGAATACCGCTCTACAGCGAATGCAGAAGAACTGACCGACACACTGCAAACACTGTATAACATTCTGCACAGGCGACCGGAATTGATTGATACAAACGGTGCGTATAGCTTTGCGGAATCCGCAGCAGAGTTGATTTTGGACGACGCGACGGTTATGGAAACAGAGATGAGCGAAACATACGCTGACCTGCTGTCAGACCTCAAGCACCATGCAATCTCTGTGCCGCGTGAGAATCGAGGAGATTTTGCGGACGGATGGAGCAACTTCAAAAAGCAGAATCGGAAATACGTGCAGTTGACCAACAGCGGCACGCCGATTGACGAAAAATATGTGGAGTTGAACGAACAGTATCCGGAACTGTTTCCGGCAGAGGTTGTAAACCCTGCCGATCAGGCGGAACTGCTCGCAGAGACCGCACGCACCTTTGCGCCGGTGGAGCGCAGCTTGACAGACGAGGAATACAGCGCGGCAACGGATGCGATTGCGCAAGGCATCATTGACCGGTTCAAAGAAACCGTGTCGCTGGAACCGACCTATGCAGACCGTCAAAAAATCCGTTTTGACGAACTGAACGAGGGCACAAAGCAGCAGATTGCACAGCTGAAACAGCAGCAGAAGCGCGCACTGGACAAGCTGCGGGCGGATATGCTTCGCTCCGGCGAGAACTACCGACAGGGCAGCTTGCAGATACAGAAGGAAAAATACGAGCAGAAAATCTCGGATATTCAGCAGCAAATTGCTGATTTGAAAGAGAAAAACCGCGAGGATTTGAAAAAGCAGCGCATGGCAGACAGCATGTACTACGGCAGGAAGAGCGCGGAGCAAAAGCGACTTGCGAAAGAAAAACTGACGCAGGTGCGGCAGCAAGGAAAGGCAAACGTGCAAAATCAAAGCCTTGCAGACCAGATGCATTACGGAAAGAAATTGGCGGAGCAGAAGCGCAACGCAGAAGAAAAGCTGCAAGCGCATAAGCAGAGCGCACGCGAAAGACTTTCCGACGAGCAGCAGCGCGGACGAGAGAGAGTATCCGAGCAGCGTCTTGCCGATCAGATGCACTATGGCAGACAGGTTGCTGAGACAAAGCGCAATGCCAACGAGAAAATCAAGGCAGAGCGAAAAGCCGGAACGCAAAAGGCAAGAAATGCTGTGGCGCAGAGTGATGCACGCAGGGCAGCAGCGGCAGAAAATCGAGAGCTGAAAAAGATGAATGCGCCGTCTTTGCAGGAACTGGGCATCGAACGGCACAAGCATCTTGCAGAGACCGAACAGAGAGTCGGCGAATACGGCGCGATTGAACCGGGCGAAAATCCTGTTAGAAACGTGACGCTGCCGCAGAGCACAGACGGACATACCCGTGTGCGCCGTTTCTATCGCACAACAGCAGAGGCAGGACAGACCAGCGAACGCATGGTAACAGATCTGGAAAAGGATGTATTGAACAACGCGGCGGCATCTTACACCGTAGAATCCAACAGCAAATCCATTGAGCGCGCAAAGGCACGGCTGGCATCCGGCATGGATGGCATGCAGCAGTGGGAGGCAGTCGCCAACAGCGACCGCATACCGAGTGCGGCGGATGTTGCGCTGGGCGAGCTGATGCTGGATCAGGCGTTAAAGAATGACGACACAGAGGCGGCGCTGAAAATCACGGAGCAGCTGGCATACATCGGTACCCGCGCCGGACAAGTCGTGCAGGCGATGCGCATTCTGAAAAAATTGTCCGGTGTATCGCAGATTAAGTATGTAACACGCGCAAAGAATCAGTTACAGGCGGATTTGAATGCCAGATTCGGAACGAAAGCACCGAACTTGGAAATTCCGCAGGATTTACAGGCGCGGCTTATGAAGGCGACGACAGAGGCGGAAAAAGAGAACGTCATGGAGGAAATCTATCAGAATCTCGCGGAACAGCTTCCGGTGACGTGGGCGGATAAGTGGAATGCTTGGAGATATTTCTCTATGCTGGCAAATCCGCGCACGCACATCCGAAACGTGGTGGGCAACGCCGTGTTTGTACCCGCAGTGCACGTGAAAAACGTCACAGCGGCTATGATTGAGGCTGGCACGAGCCGTATCTATCACGCGCGAACCGGAAACGTGATGGAACGCACAAAGACGCTGCGCGCATCCGTGCCGAACGCGGCAAGAAAAGCGGCTCGCAGGGCAGCGGCAGCGGAGTACAAAACGCAGAAGGATATTGTGCAGGGCGGCGGCAAGTACAATCCTGCTGACCAGATTCGAGACAAGCAGCGTGTTTTCAAAAGCCGCTTGATGAACACGCTCATGAAAGGAAATGACGCAGCGCTGGAAGGCGAGGACGGATTGTTTTTGCGCTATCATTATGTGAACGCAATGGCGAATTACTTGCTTGCAAACAATCTGACAGAACAGGATTTGTACGACGCGAACGGAGTGGAAACAAAGTATCTGCTGCACGCGCGTAGCATCGCGCTGCAGGAAGCGCAGAGAAACACATACCGCGATGCTTCCGAGCTGGCAACGGCACTGAACAAACTGAGCAGACAGAACAAAGCGGCAGAACTGATAGTTGAAGGTTTGTTCCCGTTCAAAAAAACGCCTGTGAACATCCTGAAACGCGGCATAGAGTATTCGCCTGCCGGACTGATTACCGCATCGGTACAGGCGGCAAAAGACTTGCGCGCCGGACATATCAACGCTTCTCAGTACATTGACCGTCTGTCAGCGGGACTGACCGGTGGCGGCATCGCCTTGCTGGGCATTGCGTTGGCATCAAGAGAAATGCTCCGTGCAGGTTCTTCCGGAGACGACGACAAGGACAAGTATGAAGAATATGCGCTGGGGTATCAGGACTTTTCCCTGCAAATCGGAAATCATTCCTATACCATTGACTGGATGGCGCCAGCGGTTATGCCGCTGATGGTCGGTGTGGAGGTATACAATGCATTGACAAAGCAGGGGTACAGCACATCGGATATTCTGAATAGCTTTGCGCTCGTCGCGGAGCCAATGCTGAGCCTGTCCATGCTGGACGGTTTGCAATCTACTTTGCAGAGCATTGCGAGCGAGGACGGAAATCAGCTTGCAAATTTTTCAGCCAGCGCACTCTCCTCATACATCACGCAAGGTATTCCAACACTGTTTGGTCAGATTGCCCGCATTCAGCAGGGCGGCAGCAAAACGGTATACACAGATCCGGACAGCTGGATGCCGACTTACCTGCAAAAGATTATCTACAAGGCGCGGAACAAAGTGCCGGCTATTCCGCAGGCGATTGTCGGTGATAACAAGTGGTTACAGTGGTATAACAATCATTGCACGATTGCAGCAGGACAAGACTGGGTAAACACGTGGGGTGTCGTAGACCAGAGCAATAATGTTCTGTACAACATTATTGCAAACATGGTCTCTCCGGGGTATTACTCCAAGATTCAGGTCGGCGATACAGACAAGGAAATTCTTCGGCTGTATCAGGAATACGGAGATACAGCGGTCTTGCCGAACCTGCCGCAAAAGCGGCTGACCATCAAGGACGAGAACGGAGAATCGCAGACTGTTATTCTGAGCGCGGAGCAGTACACGCAAATCAAGAAAGACTACGGCAGCATGGCGTATCAACTGCTCGGCAACCTTGTCAATTGCGATGCGTACAAGAGTGCATCGGACGAAGATAAGATATACCTCATTGATAAGGTATATGACTATGCACTGGCAATCTGCAAAAACAACATTGACAGCCGGCATGCGCTGACCAGCACGCAGCAGAAAATCAAAGACAGCGGCATCAATCCCGCCCGCGCGCTTGCCGCAAAACTTCAGATTGATGCGTTTGAAGATGACGATTCTCTGACGCAGAAAGAGGTCAAGCAAAAACAGCGTGAATATATTTCACGCCTTTCCGGCTTCTCTTCGGCGCAGAAAAAGGCGCTGGATAGGATTGCCGTTTCCCCGGGCACATTTATTCCGGACGACACGGATATTGATTACAGCAATGCGGAAACATTCCAGATTTCCGGCATGTCTGATGCCGCGCAGGAAAAATGGGCACAGGCAAAACAAAACGGATGGGATGCCGAGCGATACAAAACGCTGTATCAAATTGCCCACGGCAAGGGAAAGAAGGAGGAAAAGCTGGCAGAAGCAATGAACGCAGGATTTACGCAGAGCGAATTCAACTACATTTGGAAGCTGGCGTATAACCGGAAAAAGTAAAAAACAATCGCTGCACCGCAACTGATACAGCGCGGTGCAGCGAAACCGGTTACACTGTCCGAGAGAGGAGGAAATACATTGCAGCCATATAAAATCAATGTGCAAAAGCCGCCGAGCAATGTTTGGCTGGGCAGCATCGGAGAGGATCAGCAGCGCTGCATCATCTTTGACTGCACCGCTTGGCTGGCTGACTGTGAAAACGGCGTGGCGGAATTGCTGGTGCAAAATGCCGATGGAAGTGTGCACGCTTCCGCAGTGCAGCAGGACGGCGCAAGTGTGAGCTGGGTTGTCGGGGCGGCGGATACCGCTGTGCGCGGAACAGGGCGTATGATTCTGCGCTGGACGACGCAAAACATAGAAGTGTACCGGCTGGAACTTCCGACACTTGTTTTCGCGGCTGCGGTGCCGAGCGTTGCGCCAAAAGATACACCGGAAGCTGCTTGGACAAACCTTATACTGAAAATTACACAGCGTGTGCTGGCTACACAAGCGGATGACAGCGCGCTGGAAGCTGAGGTCAAGCGAGCAGTAGAGGAATACTTCAAGCAAAATCCAATCCAGACCGGCGCGACACAGGCACAGGCAAAACAGATTGAACAGAATAAAACAGATATTGCAGCGCTGCGAGAGACGATTGACGGCGTGGCGGACGCGCTGGACGCGATTTGAGGTGAGATATAGTGGCAAAAGACATAAAGTCGTCGGTAGAACGGATTCAGCGCGCAAAAACAGACATTGCAAGTGCGATTGCGGGAAAAGGTGTCACCGTGCCGGACGGCACGAAGATTGACGGAATGCCGGAGCTGATCTCACACATCGAGACCGGCACGGATACTTCGGACGCGACGGCAACAGCAAATGATATTGTAGGCGGAAAGACAGCGTATGTGAACGGTGAAAAGGTGGTCGGAGACATCAAGACGCTGATGTCTGCCGGTACAACTCCGGAATTTGTCAATGGTGACATTCGCATGCCGTATGGTGGCAATGATAGAAGTTTGGTAAAGAAAGACACGTTTTTTTATGCGCGCGCAGACAAATTCGGTGATGCTGCTGCCGAAAATGTCCTGAAGGGCAAGAAGTTTACATCTTCTGCCGGTCTTGCCGTGGTCGGTACGCTGGATCCGAAGGGCGGCGGCATTGACACCAGCGACGCAACCGCAACAGCGAACGATATTGCTCGGGGCAAAACTGCTTATGTCAATGGCGAGAAGATAGCTGGCACAATAAGCAAGGCGATCAACATTGCAAATGCGGATGCAGCGGTCAAGCAGATACGGAGAACACCGATGGTCGGCAGCTCGTATTACGAGATTGAGATGCAGGCAACCGGAACAACAGCGCCGGGCAGCGGAAAACATATTTTTGATGGCGAGAGCGTGAAACTCTCACTGGATGTGAACTCGTCAAAATTTGGTAATGCAGCTGCTGAGAATGTTTTGAAGGGTAAAACCTTCACTTCTTCCGCCGGTCTTGCCGTGGCTGGCACGCATGTGTGCAAAAAGCCGAATTTACAGACTAAATCTGTGACCCCGAGTGCAGCGGCGCAGACTGTGCAGCCGGATTCCGGATATGACGGACTGTCCAGCGTGGCTGTGTCAGGTGATGCGAACCTGACCGCGGCAAACATCAAAAAAGGCGTAAATATTTTTGGTGTTGCCGGTACGCATGAATGCCCTGCACCGAAGCTGCATGAGAAGCAGATTACCCCGAGCGCAGAAGCTAAAACGTATTATCCAAACGACGGATACGATGGAATCTCTAAGGTTTCTGTGGTCGGTGATCCAGATTTATCACCGGAAAATATCGTGTATGGCAAGCAAGTATTTGACGTTGTTGGCAGTCACAAGTGCCCGAGTTTTACAACGCAAGAGAAAGCTGTCACGCCCTCTGCGCAGGCGCAGACTGTTAAGCCTGACACGGGTTATGACGGTTTGTCCGGTGTATCTGTTGCCGGTGACGCGAATTTGATTCCGGCGAACATCAAGAAGAACACAAAAATATTCGGTGTAACCGGCGAGATGGAGACCGGCATTGATACCTCTGATGCGACGGCGACAGAGAATGATATTGTAGGCGGAGTGTTCGCATACGCGAAAGGAAAAAAGATTGCCGGTGCGCTTTCTACGATTATGAGCTACCCGACAACACCATCCTTTGTGGACGAACAAATCAGATTTCCATACAGCGATTCAAGAAGTATTGTAGACAGCGGTTCATTTTTCTACAGCACTGCCAGCAAATTTGGCGACGCAACAGCTTCCGATGTAGCTAAGGGAAAAACGTTCACATCTGCCGCAGGCGTGTCTGTTGTTGGCACACGGGAAGCCGAAAGTGGCGGCATTGATACCTCTGACGCAGATGCGACAGCGGACGACATTGCGAAAGATAAAACGGCGTATGTAAACGGTGAAAAAATCACCGGTACGGCATACGATCATTTGGTTACGCGCGATGTCTCACCGGTTAACATGACCGTACTTGGAAAAAAGTCTATTGGACTGAGGGCAACAACTTCCGGAGCTAGTCATATTGCAAGCGGTACAAGCGTGTCATTGTCTATGGATGCTGATAAGTGGGGTACTGCTGCTGTTACTGACGTCTTAAAAGGCAAGACATTTACCTCTGAGAATGGTGTTAAGATTGCCGGTACTTACGAACCGCCGAACACTGAGCCGAGCTTGCAAGCCAAATCTGTTACTCCGGCAGCAACGGCGCAGACGGTCACGCCTGATACAGGTTATGATGGACTGTCTCAAGTTACAGTATCCGGTGATACGAACCTGACCGCCGGAAACATCAAAAAGGGCGTAAATATCTTTGGTGTTGCTGGTACATATGAAGCGGCGGCATCCGGCGGAAACGGCAACAATAATTGTGAAGCGTATGAGATTGACGTCACCAACCCCACCGTGAATTTTAAGACAGCGAGCGGAACGATTAAAGTGTACGGTTACGCCTATGCGACAAGCTCCGGCGGCTGGGGCGGTAGCAGCACTACTGTCCACGCCTTTTGCGGCGATGGATATTACACAGCAGCGAACTGGGGCAGTCCGTCAAAGACGTCCTGTACCTTCGGCGTGTCAAATGGCAAGCTGACCGGTCTGCCGAGCCTGAACGGCGGCACGCTGCTGGTCGTTCGCGGGATTTAATGTTTAATTTAGGAGGATATACACATGAAAAAGAAAATTATCTGCGCAGTAATCACCGGCGTTATCGCAGCAACGTGTGCTGCACCGGCATTTGCATGCACGCCGACAATCAAGATCGACATGTCGTGGAAGAAGGACTTGAACCGCACGATTGCGAATATCAAGCCTTCCGATATTACGATTCCGGACGTTGTGATTCCGGATTTCTATTTCAAAAATATCAAGATTGGAGGTTAGCGGAATGATTTACGCAATTACATTCGGCTTTATCGTTTTGGATTTTGCGACAGGACTTATCAAAGCGTGTAAGTCCAGCAGCTTTAAGTCATCTATGATGCGCGAGGGTTTGTTTCACAAAATGGGCGAGGTGCTTTGCGTCGCCCTCGGCATCTTGGTGCAGTGCGCAGAGGGATACTTGAATTTGGGCATCAACCTGCCGGTTGCATCAGCAGTGTGCACATATATTGTGCTGATGGAGATTGGCAGCGCATTGGAAAACATCTGCGCAATCAATCCGGAGCTGTCCGCTAAAAAGCTGCTGAACATCATCGGCATCGGAAAGGATGATGACAAGTGAGTTATAATGTGCATTTCCAGACGTTGCCTGCGTACAAGGGCATCAAGTACGGGCAGGGCACTGTATATAGTAGCGGCTGCGGCTGCGCAGCTCTCTGCAACGCGCTGGATGCGCTGGGCATCGCGCGCGTGTCCGTCAAGGCAATGTGTGCGTATGCGGTTTCCGTCGACGCGCGTGTTGAGGGCGGCACAGACGAGGGCGTGCTGCTGCGAAACGCCGCTAAGAAGTACGGCTTTTCGTACAAAACTACGAGCAAGAATGCGGAACTGCTTGCGCATTTGAAATCCGGCGGCGTGGCGATTTTACACGGCGGAAACTCGTACAAGCTGTTTTCAGATAGCGGGCATTTTGTATGCGCCGTAGCGGCAAGCGGAAATACGGTCACTGTGCTGGATTCTTTTTGGTATGGCAAAAAGTACAAGCGCAACGCAATTCGCAGGAACTATGTGTCCGTTGTGGATGACGGAATCATCAAGACGAGCATCACCCAGTGCGGCAAGGCGACAGCAGACCGTGCACCGAGCTACTACCTTATTAGTAAAACGGCGCAGAAGAACGACAGCAAGAAAGAGGTTGAAGATATGACTGAGGCAGAAGTACGAAAGATTATCGCAGATGAAGCAACCAAGCAGGCAAAGCTGGCAGTGTCCGAATGGGCAAAGTCCGCGTGGACGGACGCAGTAGAGGCAAAGCTGTTGGACGATGACCGCCCGCAGGCAGCCGTAACCAGACAGGAGCTTGCCGCTGAGCTTGTGAAACTCGGCTTTGCTGGCAGAGCAGACGCGCCGTCCGACTGGGCAAAGGCAGCATGGACAGCGACCGAGCAGGCAGGCGTCATGACCGGCGATCCGCGCGGCTACGTGACACGTGAAATGCTTGCGCAGGTGCTGCGAAACGTCGGCTTGGTTGGCGCAGGCGTGAAGGATAAGTAA